TTCGCCACGCTCGATTGCACGAACGCACTCGCTCGTTCGTTCTCAATATCTTCTACTAACCACCACATAAAGTTCTTAATTTAGAAAGCGTGTTCGCCCAAGCGACACGCTTTCTATACATGTTATGTATGTATGGATATTGGGAGCTATCTTGTCTTCATAGGGAGCTAGAATCGCCAAATAGTACCCTAGAATCGCCAAATAGGTAACTAGAATCGCCAAAGTTGATTTTGATTTACCTGGATTTTTGCTCACGTTCTACCTCGTATCTTAGTTTTCTTAAAAACCAATCGGCTTTCTCCAAGTCCTCTAAGCCATGCTTTTGTTCATACCGCCAAAGATATTTGATGATACTCGCCTTCAAGTACCCTTGAAATTGTTCTGGACTAAGGCTGCCTTTGATGGCATCAATGCACTCAACACCACCAAACTTATAATGCTCTGGATTAATCTTGCTCATCTGCTGACATTTGCTCTAGTCTGCCTGAAATGGTTTCTTCAATCTCGTATTGCAAACGCTCCAACTCGGCCAAGACTCGCTCTTGTTCGCCTGTTTTTAGCTCTTGTACGATAATTCCTCGCACTCGGTCTAAGATTTTGTCGTAATTGTCATACATAAGTCCTCCTGTTTGTTGTTTTTGTATGTTAGTTAAAGCTTTATTCCATTGTTTTTGTACTTGTTTCAAACTCTTTCTGCGTTTTCTTCTCAATCCCAATTTATACCACCACTATCCTCAATAGGTTCTAACACCGCATTTTTACGAAACAAAGTTATGACTGAATAATCAACGTTAGAATTTGATTTGACTATACCTGCTTTAACAACTGCCATGCGATTGAACTCTATGCCTTTATTCAAACACACTTCCGTACAAGTTTGTTCATCAGCTAACCACATGGCCAGAGCAAAACGCATTGAATCGACAATACTAGAAGCTCCTCTGATTTCTTGTCGGTGTGATAAAGAATCATTGGAATCATTTGATAAAGCCGATTTATTTAAATGATGGGTAGTTAAACAACACACCCCCAGTCTAGCTGAAATTTGACTACAAAAAGAACCCCATAGTTGCCCTGCTTCATTGCTTTGACTAATACTTGCAGTTACAAAAGCTTGGAGTGGGTCAAAAGCTACTAATTTTAAATTTGGAATGGTTTTAAGTTCTTCTGATAATTCTTTGGCTTGATTAGTTATGCCTTCTTCTCTCAATAAAATTAAAGGTTCTTTTTGTTCTGGCACGGGATATACATAAACTTCATTGTTCAAGTCGTAGCGTTCCTTATGAGGATCTAATAAATTTATCCGTCTATGTATTTCATCTAAACTATCCTCGGCACAAAAGACTACGCTCGAACCAGTTTCTTTAATGTCTTTACCCCACCACTTACCACCTTTAGCAATTGCTACTGCCAATTGAATTACAGAGTATGATTTACCAACACCACCCAAACTTGCCAACAAGCCAGGCATCCCCAAAGGAATAAAGCCATCTACTAAAAACTTTACTGCTTTGGGTTCTCCTGTAAGTTTTTTAATTGAGTATTGTTTGATATTGAATTTGCTTTCAAAAATTTCAGTAGCAACTCGCTCCAAACCATGTGCTTGATGTAAGTCGTTGAAATCTCCAAGTACGCTTGGGATTCTAACCACACAGTTTGGTATGGCTTGATTTATTTCTTCAGCTTTTTTAAGTCCTAATCCAGTTTTGTCGTTGTCAAAAGCTAAAATGAATTGTGCTTGGCAAAATTTTCTAATGTTAAGTAAAGCTTTTAAACCAAAGTTAGCTGAAAACACTACCAACACTGGTAATTTACAAGCTTGATGAACCGAAACACCTGTGGCTAGGCCTTCAACAATGACAAGCTTTTCTAATTGATTGAACTCTGACCAATCAAAACCAATATGAAATACATTGCCTGACACTTCAGAAGCTGAAACGAAGCGCTTGATAAAATCTTCAGTGCTTTTTTTAGACTTAGGAGTTATATATTGTAAGGAGCGAATCTCAGGCTTGACATGACTGTTAGAATTATACAAAGGCACAACAAGACTTTCTTTTATGCCTTTGAATCCATAACTTTTAATTTTTTTATAGGTAAGGTACTTATGTTCGTTAATTTCTTCGGCTTGTGCAAAACGGCGCTCACAATCTTTCTGTATTTCGTTGTACCGTTTTTCTCTTTCTTTATTGCTCCGATCTTGAGCTTCTTGAATTTGTCGTTTTAATAATTCTTGTTCAGCAATAGATAATTTATTAGTGTCAGTGTTTGACCAAGATTGTTTTTCTCCTGTGCGCCAGTTACCAAAGGTACAACTCTGAAAAGTACCTGTAGAAAAAAATGAATACCAACCACTACGCTCGTTTGCCTTATCTGGTCTAGTTTGCGCTGTACCTTTTACTGGCACTCTTACCACCTCTCCAGACATATCAATCATGTTGACTAACAAGCCCTGATCGTTCATGGTTTGGATCAAATCAGCAATATCTTTACTGCTACTGACATAGCCAAGATTTTTGTCTATAACTATGCCTTCCGCACCAAAATATTTATCAAGTTTCATCCGTTACTATCGCTGTTACATTTCCTGATTCTGCTTGAGCATTGGCCCAAGTTAAATAATTTTTGACTACTTCGCTAAACAAAGCTTGTCGATCTGCTGTAGTCCACTCATGCAATACAAAGCTATTATTTTTTTTTGCCAATTCTAAATACTTAGTTTTGCTGTTTTTGGTTGCATCAACAATTCCTGCTTCATTTAAGTATGCCATGACTTTAAGCCTTTCTCCTGCTTTTATTTTGTCTAAATGTTCTAGCGAACAAGCGCCATAATATTTGTCGCCCTCTCGATATAAAAAACCTTTGCTGGGTTGTTTACAGTAAGCGCATAGAGAGGGTCGATTGTGTAAAACTAACTCAAAAAGGGATTTCATCATCCTCAAATGATGATTCTTTTGTTGCTACTTTTGGCGCTGCTTCTGTAACAGTGTCGTCTTTAGAAAAGTTTTTGCCAAAATTAGAATCAAGTTCAGGATAACCATTGTCGTTATTTTTAATGACACCTTTAAAACGCTTACCTCTAAAGTCTTCTGTGTTAGTCAAGTTTGTCAATCCCACAGCGTTGGCTAAAGCCGATAATTCAGTCTTGCCAATCTCAACTGCTTTGGGATTATTAGCATTAGCTACTGTAAACAAACCCGACACCAAACGACCTTCGTGTTTGGGGCTTAAAATTTGGAACAAAATTTTAATCCCAACCCACCCATTTTCATTACGCATTTCAGTTTCACTTTGATACTGCAAAACGTAAGTGCCTGGTTCTATTGTTTCCTCTACAGAGTTCATTTCAACTCCACCATATTGCTCTAAATCCATTATAGTTCTCCTTTAGTTATGATTTATTAATTTGGTTTAGAAAGGTCAAACCCTTCCAACCAATCCATACCATCAACCACTGTATCATCAAAAGCTTCAATGATTTCATTAGTACCTGATCGTACAAATTCTTCTTTAGGATCTACTTTTTTTGCGTGTTTAAGTATGACCCGCATTAATTCCAACAGTTCTACCAACTCTTTTGTTTTTTCGTTTGGAGCTTCCATTATTTAAGCATTTCCTCTCTAACGGTTTCCCACTCAAAAGGTAACGACTCGGGCAATCCATATCTATTTTTTGCCAAATAAGCTGGTTTTTCTACTGCATAAATAACCCTATCTCCTGAGACAGCTTTTGTCGTCATGTTGCCACCTTTACCTTTTACTTGCACCGTGCCAAGTTTAAAGTTTGCAAAAAAACAGCAATCACTATGCTCAAGAATTAAATCCGCAGCTTTTCTATGCAGTTTTAACTCGTGTCTATCATAGGCTTCAATTTCTGGTGATTCAAAACGCTTAATCTGATTGTGTGCTATCTGCATTATCATAAAGCCTTTTTCTCTGAGTTCATTCAAAAGAGAAATATATTCTCGCCAATATTTAAGAACTTCAACATAACCTTTGCCATAGCCAGGTTGCTCTATGGATTTCCAATTATTGTCTTGACAAGCCTTATCCCAAATCAAAGGCTCAAGCCAATCCAAACTATCCACCACCAGCGTTTTGTAGTCATTGTCATTATCAATCAAAGACTGTAAGTTTTTAAGAACATCTTAGAAACTTTGGGCCAAAGGAAAATGATCCGCTTCAATTTTTCCCATTCCATCTTCCGTAAGAATGAAGACTGGTTTGTTTGTACTCGCTGCAAAAAAAGTTTTACCTATTCCAGCGCCACCATACAAAACAATTCTTGGCGGTTTTTGTTTGGTTTTTTTTCTAATATTACTTAGGCTCATCTTTAGCTCCCTCGGTTTCTATGATGGTGACAGAATCATCTTCTAACATGGTTTGTAGTTCTTTAATTAACTTGGCTTGATGGTCTTGAGCCATAGCAACCT